CCCTACTTTCGAAAAATCAAGAGTGGGTAACTGAGTTTGTTGTTTCATATTAATCTTCATCCGTATAGTTTTTCTCGAGGTCTGTTATATGTTGGAGTGCGGAGCTGAGACCTCGAATCTTCCCCACCACCATTTTATAATCTGAAAAGTCCTTACAGCAACCACCCGTTACAAAATCGGAATGGTTTGCAACTTCTTCGTCAATCTGTTTTTTAAGTACGCTAAATACTGTTTCGGCCATTATTGACCTCCTCTATCTTTACGGGCTTGTAGTAACATATTCGCCAGTTCTAAGTCTAGGTTGTTAGTGTTCATAACCTCTGACTGGCGTAGTTTGACCCCTGCTTCTTGGGCGTCAAGTGCTAACTCTTCTCTGTCTAGCTCTAACTGTTTAACCTTCAGGCGAGCATCAATCTGGTCCTTGATTGTTTTACGTTCCAACTCTTTAGCTTTCAACATAGCGTCAGCTTGGAACTCTTGCCCTTTGCGTTGTTGCTCCTGCTGTTTAATCTGCAGCTCCATCTGCTTCTGCTGCATAACTGGGTCTTGTGCCTGTTGTTGGGCCTGTTGTTGCGCGGCTTGCTGCTGGTTAGCTTGTGTGTTCTGCTGTGCGGCTTCTGCCATTACCCGTGATAGTTCAAGCTCTATCTCTTCCGGTAGTTCTTGGCCCATAGGTGGTAACTTGACACCTAGTTTATCTTCTATCTTCTTACGGTAGCTAAACCCTAAATGCTCCGCCATGTGCGCCTGTAGAGCCCCCATAATTGCTTGTGCTTGCGGGTTCTGACCAATCATCTGCATCAGCATGGGGTCTTGCATAAACGAGGTATGTGTAGCCAAGTGTGCCTCGTGGTCCTGATACTCGAAGGCTTTCATAGGTGTGTTTATGAGCGCGTCCATGTTCTCACTAACAGGGTCCTTAGGCTTCATATCGTCTTCGATAGGCACTAATTTCTCACCGTTCTTTATACCTAGCACTTCTATCATCTGGCGGTGTAGTTGCGGCAGGTCGTATATCTCTGGTGCTGCGGACGCCATCTGCATAACCGTCTGATATTGTACTATTCGCTGGGCCATGGTAGAGCTGTTCGGGTCAGATACAGGTATAACATCAACCATCATGTAGTCGTCTACACGTGCTGACATCTCACCGCGCTCTGGTAAGTACTCATAATCCTGTGGAGCATTCTCGGCTATAATGCGCTTGAGTAATTTAAACTCTAGTTTCATAGCAAAGTGGACGCGAGACTGCACGGCCGCCATAGGTTTTAACACGCGCTCTAGGATTGCTAGAGTAGTACCTACTGGGGCGTTAGCCGACATGTCTGATATGTTCATGTCACTAATAGCGCCTAGCCTACGACCCTCGGTAGTAATAGTCTGCAGTAGTTGAAACAAAGTACCGCTAGGCTCTTTGTATGGCATCATCATAATGTTGTCGCGTATGGTACCGCTTGGCACGTCTACATCTTTAAACTCGCCCGGCTCTATAGGTGTATCATCACCCTTAATCCGCATACCTCGAGCTTTCAGTCCGCCCGGTAAGTTAGACAGTGTGCCCGCGTCAACAAGTTGACGTACGATAGAAGTACCTGCGCGAGCGTACCCGCCAACTATGTGGATTAGCCCTAGTCCATAAAACCCAAAGCCCGGCACGTACACATAGTGTACGAAGTGTTGACGTTTAATCTTGAGCTCGTCGTCCTCCTGCCAATTACGACGGATACTAAGTACCTCGTTAGTGCCTCGCTCTATTGTAACTACGTACGGGCGAGCTATTCCATCATCGCTGTCGCCACTGCCCTCAATCACGAGGTCGGCGTGGGATTCAAATAGGGCAAACCTATTATCCTCGTTTAGCGTAAAACCGTCTTCCTCGGCTTTCTTCTCTTCGACATCTGTGTGAAACGGCTCGGGGTCACCTAAATCTATATCACGATAAAACCCACTGGCCTGTAATTTTAAGACCTCGTTCTTAGTTTTACGCATGATGTGGGTAACTCGCTCGGCGTTCTCTATGTTAGACGCACCGTATGGCACAATAACATCTTCCGCTGGGACGTAATTAGCCACTTGGCGCCCGAGGTTCGGGTCTTGGTATATCTTCTTAAACGCAGAGCCCGATAGGCCTAGCGCGTACAACATACGTTCATGTTCCGACCGATACTCGACCATCTTCTCAGTCAACTGGTAGTTCATGTCGGCCCGCACTCGCTCGGCGGCGTCTATCTTCTCACGGTTCTCTTCGCCTAATATCTTGGTTTTTACTGGCCCCGCTGCAGGAAACGTCTCGCTCATGGTCTCCGCTTGGAACCGTATAGCTGCTTCCGCCAGTACGGTTGAGTGCACACCGCAAGCTCCTTCCCATGGCTGGGTACGCTCATCGTGCTTAAACCCTAGTAGTTCTAAGCCTTTGACGAATGTTTCCGCCCACTCTTTACGGCTCTCTATATCTGCCGTTATCTCCGACATGAGGTCTGAGGCTATAGCCACTAGTTCTTGCTCGTCTATAAACTCCGCGAGGTTAGCGTCGAACTGGGCGCGTAGGAGTTCACCTTCACTGTCCCCCTCTACCAACGCGACTTCCATAGACCCGTCTTCAAATTCCTCAATAGTAGGCAATTCCAACTCGAGTTCTAACCCAAGCATTTCATCGTCATCTGACAGGCTGTCTTGTATTCCTTGTGGGGCTTCGTATAAAGTTTTTTCAATGGTCATAATTTTATCCTAGTAGTATCCGCCGCGCTTGCTTTTAAAGTATCGGTCTTCATCTTCCTCGTCGCTGGGCAGTCGTATAAACCCACCGCTACGAAACCTAGATAAAGCCATGGTGGTAGCATCAACGATGTCATCGTTTGCACCAAACGGAAATTCCGCAATTTCTTCCATTATCTCCTCTGCCCACCTTGTTCGCGGCAGCCATACTATCCCAGACCTCACGATGTCGGCAACTGAGTTAAGTCGGGCTAGTTTATCACCACTTCCCCTGTGCGGGGTAAATTCTTGTATAGGCAGCCCAGTACGCCGCATTTCTTGGTAGAGCGCAACCCCTGAAGATTTCTTCTCTACAATAAAACAGTCTGGCTCCCACTCCTTGTAGAGCTCGTACGCTAAATCTTTTAGCTCGGGAAACTCCATACGTTTCTTAATCATGTCCAGCCCGATTATGTCGGTAGAGTTGTTCTCGTCGTTGTTGAACACACCCCATATAGTGAACACACTAAAGTCATTCTTATTCTTGAGCTCAGCGGCGGTATCTGCAGTTATTATAATATACTCAACCTCAGGCGGCTCGTCCTCTTCCCACCGTGACCACCACTCGCGTTTAACGATAGAGCCTTCTTCTGCCGTGGGGTTTTGTTGGTACTGGGCGTTCCACTGGAACACAGGCATTGAAGCTTTAGTACGCAGTAGTGCGTCTAAGTCAAAAAACTCAGGCCACAGTGGTTTCTCCTCGATAAGGCCTGTTTCTGCATTCTCAATTTCTAGTATGGCAGGGAACTCTACAACCTCGTATTGGTCAGACTTCGGGTTTTTCGCCATGTCCCGCAAGAGCTGTCCTGTTAGGTCAGACTTGTGCCAACGTGTCGCAATTACGGCTACGCGCCCGCCCGGCATTAGTCGCGTCCTCGCCCCAAACGCAAACCATTCGTACGCTTTGTCGAACACGTCAAAGTTGCCGTTTAGTACATCCTGTTCGGAATTGTGTGTTACTACATACCCTCTGCCTGCTAGGAACAACCCATCCTCTCGTTCTACGGTAATACACTGGACGGAACCTCTAACACCTGTGTTCTCTATTTCTATACTACGACTACGTTTGTCCGAGGGGGTTCTGGTAAACCTCAATTTACGTGGCATCCTAGCGCAGTCCGCTACCCTAAACATCACACGGTGGTTTGTTTTCGCTGTTTTATATCTACCTCGCGTGTCTTCGTAACTACGTACTTGGCATCGTACACCTAGAGAGTGCAGTATTTCTTTCGCAGCTTCAACTAGCTTTAGGTTACAGTTGTAAAACCCAGCTTGCCCTGAGGGCATTACCGCGCCGTCGGTATCTACTAAACCTTGCAGTAGGGATAAGCGTTGCTCGACAGATGCCGTCAGGTATATTTCAGGTACGTGTTTGTTGTTAAGTACTCCAAGTGTCCTAAGCTGGGCCATTAACCCATACACAGTAAACGTAAATCCATCTTTAGTTAAGGGGCTTAGTGTGTACCCTGCTTTTCTAAGCTCAGACATCATGTACTCTTGGTCTTCTAGGCAGGTGGTAACACGCCCTGACGAACTCGTGCCGTCCCCTAACCAAGCACCCAACACCCAAGGGTCAATCGGTAAATCTGCATGGGGGTACTCAACTGCTTGGTGTTTAGGTAATATCGGGCGGTTCGCTTTAGGCCAGTTGGCAATATACTCCGCAGTGAAGTTATATACTTTCGCTTTACTTAGGTTGGTGTCTGAGTTCACACCCCATAAATGTTGTGCGTCACAAAGTATCTCTTCGCCGTCACTTGTTACCGCGCTATATAGCTCTCGGTCATGCCAAACTTCAGATTTACCTATTATTTTTGTAGGGTATCCATCAGGCCCGAATACTTCGTCCCCTACCTTTAAATTCTTGATTGGCACAAACCCGTTAGGGGTGGGTATCAGTGTGTTAATCTCTAGGGCGTGTGGGTCGTCAATAAGTAGTAAATCAGCACCACGACCGGCAATAGATGACCCAATACCGCAGGCATAGAACACCCCGCCTAAACTAGTATTCCACCTACCTGCTGACTTGTTGTCCTTAGCAAGTGAGACCGTGGGAAATATCTCACGAAACGCGGCAGAATCGACTAAATTACGCACTTTTCGCCCAAAATCTACGGCTAAATCGGTCGTGTGAGACACCATCATTACTTGTTTTGTCGGGTTTCTGCCAAGGAACCACGCTGGATATATGGTCGAAACTAGCATGGATTTGCCATGTCTGGGCGGCATATTGACGCAAATACGGTCTTTATCACCCGCTTCTATCGACATTAGCTGCTTGGCTAGTATTCTGTGGTGACGTCCTATGATGTACTCGGGGAAGCAACGTTTGGCAAAGGTAAGCAGGTCGTTGTAGCAGGCTTGGTTAGCCTTTCGCTGGGCGAGTTCAGAGACCATACGGTCTATTTCTATGATTTGGTCTTCGTTAAAACTGTCTAAATTGTCCAACATCACTTGGATTTCTTCGGGGGTGAAGTCTAACTCAGCAGTGACGGGCATTATGAACCCAGCTCCTCGTCGATATCTATAACGGTTTCTTCACCTGAGGACGACCTGAGTGTGAGCACTTCTGGCTCGGGGTTTATGAGTTTCTCTAACTTGTTACGCAGTTGTGTTTTGAGTTCATCAGTCGTTCGATGTGTGACGGTAATCTCGGTCTTATCGCTGAACAAGCCAACATCAGATATTTTACCTAGCAGTTCTAAGGCCTTTAGGCGTATTCGAGGGTCCGTGTTTTCCGTTTCGTTTATGAGCTTGTTGGTCACTAAGTGGCGTATGGTTGCACTGGACTCTGCCACTGAGTGCCCGTATTCTTGCAGTATGCCCGCCGTGTATAATAGCGCTGCGGGTGTCAGGGTTGTGGCACGTTTGTTAGTAACTTGTTTAGACGTCCCGACTTCATCTTCCGCGTAGTGTCCTACTAGCGTGGCCGCACGTTCCCGTTCTTCGGGGGTGGGCTCTTCTATTTCTAACCCGTGTTGACGCAGTTCTACGGCAGAGTTGCACATAGCTTCTATACGCTCGCGCAGGTCGATATAGGGTATTTGGGGCGAAAAAGGTACGCCGATTTCGGGTTCTATGTGTAGTGTCATTTATGCAAGCCTTAGCTGATACTTTACTTTATACACTATGTGCGCTATAAAGCAAATGGGTTTATATCACTTATCCAGATTGGCTCTCGCCTTGTTTAGCGCGGGGTATTTTAAAAGAGAGTCAATCTTGATGGGTAAAACGTTCAAATTAAACGGCTGTGCCTCGCTCGCATTGGGGATTAAATGACAATCAGCAGCCCCATCAACTCTTGAATTAAAAATATAGCAGGCGAATAAATCACAGCCAGTAAAGCGTCTGAATGAAATTAATCACGTTGTAGAACAAATAAAGCAAATGGGTTTTCATCCTTTACCCCCCCCCCCGTCTCAGGTACTCCCTGAGATTTTAGCCCGACTTGGTTAACGCCTTGTCGGGTTTTTTTATGTGTGCGTTTTAGGCAGTTTTGAAAATTGTGCGAAAAATTTTTTTGAGGGGCGTTTTTTGGGATGGGTGGGTAAGTCGTTGATTTTGTTGGAGAAAGTGGGTAGGGTTAATGTCGAAAAGTTTTTTGGGTGGCGTAGCTCGTTTGGACTAGTATTACTGTAGTGGGCGGGACTCCGTCCTGTCAAAGTGGTGGGTGGGGGGTAGGTGGGTTCGGTATATGCCCGTTTTAGGCCTAGCGAGTACAGGGATGTAGGTAGTTGTATATAGTTGTATAAGGTGTGTTGACTTATTAAGCTGTGGTGTTATGATGGTTACAAGTCAAGGCAACAGTGCAATGACTAACTGGAGATACACAATGAATACAACAAAACCGCGTATAAGAGTGCAGGAGTTTATGGTAACTGGTACTTACGGGCTAATGGTGCCTGATATAGATGGCACCTTCAGAAGAACTCAGGTGACTACTGCCGATATAACATACCATGGCGGGCTACAATCCGCCCATGAGTATTATAAAGCTAACGACTATCTGCGCTCAGCCGCGATAGTAATCGCCGCGCAATACTAACCTAACCGGGGGCGCAAGCCCCCACAACTAACTGGAGATGTTATGTTTTTATATAGAGGTAAGTACTACACAAGTCTGAGAGATGTATGGCACCAAGCCATGCGCGACAACAAATTAACTGGAGAATAATATGATAGTAAGCGATGTAACATGTCCACTATGCGGTAGTGGCGAAGTACGCGGTTTTAAGAACCTCAGAGACAACGGACAATGGGAGCACCAGTGCATATCTGGTATAGAGCATGGATACTACACTGTGGAGGGTGAGCAACATATGCTCCCTGAGAAACCATGGTTCATGTGCGATGGTCGTGTGTTTACCGAGCACGGTTTAGTAGGACTCAGAGAAGTATAAGGCAACAGGGGTTAGTCGTTATGACTAACCCCACTGATACCAGTTATCAGGTAGCGCCACGCCTCGCTCACATTAACCGTTTATACTCAATATGTTAGGGAACCCCTAACCTTACATATAATGTCATATAATGCTATATAGTTGTATAAGGTGCATTGACTTATTACCGTATAATGTTAATATAGTTACAAGTCAGGGCAACAACGCAATGACTACTTACGAAACTGGAGTTTCAAACATGAATAAATTAGACGTATTTACAACTGAGCAAACCAAGGCGCTAAAAGGCGCATTCGCTAAGCACACGGCTAGCCTAGCTAGCGGTATCAGCGCAGGCAATTTGGTACGCAAAGCATTGACCGATGCAAGCATTACCGCGTACGAGTTACTACCTGAATCTAATGAATTATTCAAAGGTAGAACGGAAGTCAGACCAATGCTACTAAGTTTCATAATGGAAACGTTTCAACCTAGCGTTAAAAAGTTACTTACCGCTAAGGCTGGCGATTGTAACGATTCATTATGTTTTTTATGGTCAGAACGTACCAACCCTAGCAGAGTATTGTATGACATCGATAAGCGAACGGATGAACTAAAAAAGCTAGGATTTAAAACGATGAAGGAACATCGACGCGACTGGTCACAACAAGCAAATTCTAGGCTAAACGATTACCGTTCGAGCCTAGCTAAGGCGACAGGCGTTAGTTTAAAGAAACCAATAAACGCAAGTGACAAGGTAAAAGGTGAAAAGGACGCAAGCGACAAAGTGAAAGTATGCCCTATCATGCAACACGCGAAAAACTTGTTGACTAGTTTACAGGCTAGCGAAGTCGCCCCTCTACCAAGTAAGGACTTCAACGCAATAATTAAGCTACTTAACTTGTTAACTCAACCTAGTCATTAAGCACTAAACAACTAAACCCGCCTCGGCGGGTTTTTTTTCGCCTCGAATAAAGTGAAACCCATTGAAACCAGTAGTCCTACACTCGCCTCGCCTCGCCTCGCACCTTTTATGCCTCGTAAACCCCCGCCAATCAAAACCTAACGCGTTATAACCAGTTAGCTATACCAACCCATTGATACCAGTTCTCTTTTAGCGCCACGCCTCACACGCGCGTTTTTAGCACTGATTTGTTAGGGAAGTCCCTAACATCGTTAACATGTTATGGGCAGATACCAGTTCTCTTTTAGCGCCACGCCTCACCCTCGCTTGTTAGGGAATCCCTAACATTTTGTACTTGTTATGATATGTCACCATGTACCATCTTAGTGAGAATTATAATACTAATAAACGATTTGTTCTGGTTTGTTCTGGGTTGTGCTAAAAGAGCGGTACAAACCGTTTATGATATATTAAAGTGTTACATAGTAGTAAAACGTGGTATTAGTTAGCAAAGTAAAAGTCTATTTAAATACCTTATAATATATTAATAATATATATTTATAAGTTGTTCCGGGACCACGGCGGATTATGCCGTAACATTTTTGTATATTTTCTACCAGTACAACCTTTTTGTGTTTTTTTGTCTTTTTGCGTGTTTGTGCAAATATGTGAGCTGTATCGCCCCTCCAGATACACCACCATAACAACCCGAATCTAATCGGCGCCATGAAAGCATTCTCAAAAAAACGCCCAGTACAACCTACCCCTTTTTCGGTACAACCTCCGGTACAACCTCCCTTTTTTCGGTACAACCTCCTTTCCTATAAGTATTATAATATGCCAAGCACAACCTTCCCTTTTCCAACACAACCTGCCAACCCAAAACCTAGTATAATACTAATACGCCTTTTCCTTAAAATATTGCCTTCCCTAGTATACGTGATATAATACACTTTCATCCAACCAAGAGAGATTTACCCATGCCATACGAAAAAATGTTCAATCCACCAAATTCAGCCAGTTATTACAGCTTTGTATGGGCGCAAGTTGCCAATATGCAAATCAACGAAATCATCAAAGCAGACATCGGTGCCAAATCCGTAGCTGACTTTCGTATTAACTTATGCAATGCCGCACGAGCCAAATGCAAAGGTGGCAAGTTTCAAACCAAAGTGCGGAACGGCAAGTTGTTTATAAAGTGCATACAACAACCACAACCCCAACTGAAACCAGTTATTCCACAACACCACGAAAAGGAGTTAAGCAAATGAGCTACGACCACATATTTGAGCGACATAACGATTACGGCCATGTGCGCAGAGAGCTGTTAGCCATGCGCGAGGGCGACACCATAAAAGGCACGTTCTTTGAGGGACGTGGAAACGAACCTTCCCATACTGCAACGGACGAGCGTGTTGAAGTATACCGACAGCTAGTTTACAGCAACATGTCACGGTACGGTGGTAAGTTCAGTACGCGCATCGTAGACAAAGAAATATTTATAAAGTGCATAGCGCCCATGGACAACGCGCCCGAGCAAAAAGAGCGACCCACAAGGAATACGCCATGACATACCACATTGACCAGTTAGGGCGAATAGTCAAACAGGTGCCGCACAGAGAGCCTTTCACATGCCGAGGGTGCATATACTTCATAGACGGCGAAACCACATGTTTTAGCACAGGGCCAGTAGAAAACCTGCGTCCTGATGAGGGCGTACCCAGATGTGTAATACACAACAGTATATATGTATTAGTAGATACTACGCCATGACACGATATACCATGACTTGACAACAGGTAAAAAGTATGTTATAATAGGTACTATTAACACAATGAAGAAAGCAATACAGAACGAGCAACAACCGAATGTTAGTTTTCGGGTGCTACGCACCAGACTCACTAACAAGTACAAAATGTTAGGGATTCCCTAACAACTAACAACAACTGGAGTTATATATGAATACGCAATTGAACCTAGTCACAAACGTAGCGAGCATCAGCAGTGCAAGTATGATGGTCGAGTTGAGCATATCCACATGGAGTGGTAACAAGTTAGACAAGCAAGCTAGTACGGCAGTCACGTCTGCCAATGGTGCAGAGTCTACAGTAGCTCGCGTGAACAAGTCACTACTTGCTACATGTGGTGAACTTAAAGAAATTAAAACGTTAGTGGGCGAGGCGAGAAATCATATCCACTATGGGTTGACTATGCCATGGAGTGATACAGGTTTACGACTCTTACCAACGTCCTTATACTTCGAGTACGTGCAGAAAATGAGCGAGGTAGAGAACAAGTTCTACAGTCTGGTAAACGACTTCATAGCTAATTACGACTACGAGATAATCAAGGCACAATCGCGCATGGGTTCACTGTTCAACCAAGAAGACTACCCGAGTGCCGAGACACTACGTAATAAGTTTACGTTTTCAATAAATTACATGCCACTACCTACAGGCGGTGACTTCAGACTCGATATAGGCAACGAGGCAATAGCCGATCTACAGAGGGACTACGAGGCCGCGTTCACGGATAAGTTAGAGGGTGCTATGGCTGATATATGGCAGAGGCTGTATAAGTCACTGTCTGCTATGTCAGAGCGACTAGACTACGCGGCGCATGAGAAGAAGAAGGTGTTCCGCGATTCTCTGGTCGAGAACGTGGGGGATATGATAGACATGCTCAAGGCATGTAACGTGACAGGTAACAGCCAGATGTCAGCTATGGCTGACAAGTTAGACTACGCCATGCGGGGCGTGACGCCCGAGGCGCTACGTGACGACGGATACTTGCGTGACAAGACCAAGAAAGCAGTAGACGAGGCTATCAAGCAGTTACCAAGTTTAGGATGGTAAAGTATGTATCACATTGACCAGTTAGGTAGAGTAGTGCAGGAAGTGCCCGAAACGCAATGCTGTACAGGCTGCTTATATAACACGAGGGGTCAGGCGCACGAGTTAAGTAAATGGGTGTGTGACAAACAATACCCGATATATAACTACACTGGGAACATGATGCGGTGTGGGCAAAATAAATCGATATTTGTATTAGTGGAGACAGAGCAGTGACATATCACATTGACCAGTTAGGTAGAGTAGTGCAGGAAGTACCAGAGACCCGAGCGTGTGAAGGGTGTATATATCATGGCAAGGACTCCGGCTATATATGCCGCAACAACGAAACGCCAATAGAAAGGGCGTGTTCAATGAACAACACAATATATAAACTAGTAGTACCAGATACCACCACTTGACAAGTAGTACTATAGTGTGGTATAATATAACTTCTCAGCAGGCATGTGCTTGTCGAGTTTCAACCAAGCAACACAAACCAATGTTAGTTTTCCGGTGCTACGCACCAGACTCACTAACAACATGTTAGGGAATCCCTAACAACTAAATAAACTGGAGTTACATATAAATGAATACCAAAATGTTTCAACTTAACTTAGACGACGCTTGTGACCTTATCCTAAGCACAGGCAACAAAATCACCTACTTGCTCGAAGGGCACATGG